CAAGATTCCGACGGATCAGGCTCGAGGGGTTTACCGTACCAACGGTGTGCTGACCCGTCCCGTCATCAACGGGACGACCGGCGCTCTCGATGGCACGCTCACCTTCAAGTTCGAGATTCTCCGACCGGCAAACCTTTCTGTTGCTGAAGCCGATGAGGCCTATGCACGGTTCAAGGAGCTGGTTTCCCAAGCCATCGTCAAGACGGCCGCGGAATCCGGCGCCATCCCGACCTGACCCTTCCGCGGCGCGAGCCGCTTCTGGGTCACTACGGTGGCCTACTCTCTTGTCTACAAGGAGCTAGATGTGACTTTGTCTGTTGACAAGTCACGGGGTGCTATCCCCGTGCCGAACGAGAAACGGCGCCGCAAGGCGCTGCTCGGCAACCTGCGCGCGAGCGCAGAAGCGTTCAGAGTTCCTCACCCCGAGGGATTCCTGAAACAGGTTGCTAGTGACTTGTTTGAAGCCCTCAACACGCCTGTCTCACTCTCGTGTGAGATCCTTCTACGTCATGGGGAGATCAAGCAGCTGCTTGAACGCTCCGTGAAGCCTTCCGACTCTACCGATGCCCACCGCTTCCGGGATGACTATCAGGTCATTTCGTTCTTGCGCAAGGTGCCGTTCGAGCTTCCAAGTCTCGATCGGGAAGGTGCTGCGAAGGAGAAATTCTTTGCAGCAGAAGCGCAGTGTGCCGAGACCAATCGGCGATTCCGCCAGTACCTCTCTAACCCGGGCCCGGTAGGGTCCGCAGTTAGCGTTGAGCAAGTAATTACGCTTGCTCAGCGAAAAATCAGAGAGTGCCTAGGGCCGTTCGATGCTCGGGAGTGGCTTATGAGCTGTCGTCACGGGCCTGGTGGGTTCAACCACCCGACCGTACGAGGGTTAACCTCTGTCTACGACAAGCTGCAGGTCACTCCGTCATGTACGAAAGACATGGCGGAACTCGGTGCCAGACTCGTGATGAGTTCGCCCGCATGGGCTAGGAGCGTTACTGATTCAGAAGTGGAGGGATTCCATCCTTTCGTGACTGTTGAGGAACTCGCTCTGATCCCAGGCAACCGTGTAACATTCGTGCCTAAGACCGCCTTAACCGATAGGTCCATCGCGATCGAACCGCTCTTGAATGTCTATGCCCAGCTGGGCATTGGCAAGATGGTGCGCCGCCGCCTGAAGAGGCGGTGGATCGATTTAGACGACCAGACGGCTAACCAACGCGCCGCCCGTGAGGGCTCCGCAACTGGAAGGCTAGCGACTATTGACCTTTCGTCCGCCAGCGACACTGTCGCCAAGGGACTCGTCTCACACCTCCTTCCGGAGGAGTGGTACAACCCGATGGACCTCACCCGGTCAAAGGTGGGATTCATCGATGGGAAGTGGTTAAACTACGCTAAATTCTCCTCTATGGGGAATGGGTTTACGTTCGAGCTTGAGACCCTGATCTTTTGGGCTCTATCAGTCTCGGCGTGTGTCAACACCGGCGCGGACCCTAATCAGGTCTGCGTTTACGGTGACGACATCGTAGTGCCTGTCGAAGCCTACGACTTGCTGGAGGAAGTCCTGCGGTGGTGTGGGTTTACCCTCAACGCCGCCAAGTCCTTTAAGGAGGGACCATTCCGTGAGTCGTGTGGCAAAGACTTCTACTACGGGCAAGATGTCCGTCCCTTCCTTCAAAAGGAAGTACCGAAGGACCTTTCATCGGTCTTTAAGCTCGCTAACGGCTTGGCTCGTCTGGCTAATCGTAGGAATCATGGCTTCGGCCGTGATTCTCGATTGCGCCAGGCATGGCTCAGTTGCGTGCGAGCGCTCCCTCAGTCTCTTCGGCAAAACTGTCTTGTCCCTGCTCACGCGGGTGATACTGACGGTCTAATCGAAGAGTGGGATTATGCCCAGAGATCGTGCTTTGTCCGCGAGGACAGAGGTTACCATGGCTCTTGGGCACTTCGGTTGACAGCGAGTCCAGTTCTACGCCGCGAGGCGACGAACTTTCAAGGGGCCCTCGCAAGCCTCTTGTACCGCTGTCGTGACGGATTCCCGGAAGACGGTGCTCCCCCTGCCTCCCCAAGGCAAGGGCGTGAATACCGCTGGGAGTTACGAG